ATTAAAAATGATATGCCATTGGATGAATTATTTCATAAAATGACCGAAATATATATGAAATGTAAAAGTAAGATTGAAACAACTACATTTGTAAGTAAAACATATAAACCATCTAAAAATATTGTAAAAAATACAAATAAAAAAACACTCGAAGAAAAACGCGAAGAAGCACGTATTCGAAAGCAAAAACAACGTGAGAAATTGAAAGAAAAATATGGTGACGAAGAATATAAAAAAATGAGAGCAAAAGAACTTGCCGAATCCCGAAAAATAAAGAAAGAAACACCAAATTCACACGAATTATAATAATTAATTTATAAATTATATTAATTAATTATTGCATTTTTATTTTGTTTTTATGAGCGAACCCTTTTATTGAAAAACTTTGATGGTCACAATTATTTTGATTAATATGTAGGTCACAAATTAATTAGAGTACGCCAAACCACCCATACCACTCATGACGCGAAGAACATTGTAGTTGGTAGCATAGACACGGACCTTAGCAGTCTTTGTACCCTCAACAGTAGCGTTGGAAAGAACGAGTTGAAGAGTAGCGTTGTCGATACGGGAGAAGTTGCAGGAACCGGAAGGTTGGTGCTCCTCGGGGCGAAGTGCGAAGGAGTAAACGTTGATACCGGAATCGGGGGAACGAGTGTGGTGTTGGTAAGGTTGGACAAGGTCGAAGTATGTACCCTCACGCTCGGAGAAGCGGTCTTGGCCGTTAAGTTGGAGCTTAGCGGTGACAACGGGATTCTCACCCCAGCAGTGCTTCTCAAGGGCGCACTCGGAAAGGACGAAAGTACCGGCATCGGAGACAGCAGCGTTGGCGGCAGAGTCAAAGTTGGGGTTGGAGTAATTAGTCGTACTCCAGCCAGCAGTAGCAGTAGCATCCATGGCACCAGCATCGTTGAAAAGATCACCGTTGAGGTAAGCAGTAGATGTAGCAGCAATTGTGGCGTTTGTACCGAAAGCGTGGATGGCGTTGGGAAGAGCATCAAGAGCATCGGTGTAGTTGAAAGGTTGGGCACCCATGAGGTTGTTGAGGGATGTTCCGCACTCGAGGGAAGCACAGTAGTCAACGTTCTCATCGGGTTGGACAACCCAGACAAGCTCCTTAACAGGGTGGTTGAAGTTAAGCTTGATCTTGTTGGAGGAAGAACCGACAGACTCGTCACCTGTGAATTGGAGTTGCTCAATGAGGTACTCGTGGGGGTTTTGGGCCATTCTGCGGCGCTCATCAGTGTCAAGGAAGACGTAGTCAACGTAAAGAGAAGCGGCGACAAGAGATTGGTTGTAAGCGGTAGCAACCTTGCAAGAACCAGATGGGTTTGTTAAGGAGTTAACAGCCCATAAGCACTCATCAATGGGGCGAAGATCAAGGTTGATCTTGACCTCGTGGTATTGAAGGGCAATAAGGGGAAGGGCGAGTCCGGGGTTACGGCAGAACCAGAATTGGAAAGGAACGTAAAGGGTGGTCTCGGGAAGAGCGTTGCGGGGAGCACATACTTGGCGGGGGGCACCAGACTCACAGGGTCCGTCAACGTCATTGAAAGAAGGATCAGTGATGTATGTAAGTTGTGTGGTGTTACCAACCATCTTGTTGTTATTAGCGCCAGCCATTTGTTGGTTGATCTCAGGAAGAGTAACCTGAAGATAGGTGCGGTATGCAAGATCACCATTACGGCTGATTGTGCATGTTACGCGACGGCCAAAATCGGCCTGGCCGTTGAAAGTCTGCTCAATAGACTCCATGGCGAAGTTTGTGTGGCGTCTGTAAGAGACCTTCCAGAAAGTAATTTGAGGATTGCCTGTAAGATAGACATCCTGGGCACCGTAAGCTACAAGTTGCATTAATCCACCTCCCATTGTTATAATATTCCTAAATATTTTATTTTTCTGAAATTCTCGGCGCATACTACATAATAAACTTTTAATTAATTCAATTTAAAGTGTTCTTCCATGAATGAAGCAAGATAATGTTTCGAAAATAATTCTCGTTGTCCTTGATGTTTTTTATAAATAATATAATTTGAATTATTTTTTTTAATTGTCCATCCGTTTTTTAATACATTAAATAAAAAAACAAAAATATAATTTTTAATTCATCTTTTTTTAATTTATAAGAAAAATTTGAATATTTTATTGTCCAACCATTTTCTAAATATTCATGAAGGCAATTCATATTTGATAAAATGGTAGTGTCTATATTTTCAATATCTTTACATTCGCGAATAATAATATCCATTTTATTAGACATCGAGAAAACAATTATTACATATGAACTAACAAAGTAGAGAGAATAGAATTGTACAAAAACAAAACAAAACAAAACAAAACAAAACAAAACAAAACAAAACAAAACAAAACAAAAGGAAAAGGAAAAAGCAAAAATATATATTAAATATAAATCGTAATAATTATATAAAAAATGCCATCCTTCAAACATAAAACCAATAAAAAAATTATACTAGATGAGAAAACAATAATAACTATTGACAGTAAACATAAAGAAATAGAAGAAGAATTCAGAATAAATAACACAAATACTCTACCTGAACTTCGGTCAAAGAAAAAGGCTCTAATTAAATTATTGAAAATCCCTGATTTATCAGTTGTAGATGAATTAGAAATTAAAGATAATATTGAATCGGTAAAAAATGAGATTAAAAAAATAAAGCAGAAGGAAAAGGAGTATTATTTAAATAATAGCAAACATGTATTTGAGTATTTTGAAAACAAAAAAGATGTTTCCATGGATAACAATAAAACAAAATTGTTGAATTCCTTTTTTAAAATAGAAACATCAGAAAAAACAGAGACAAATAATGATATGAATAATGATTCCGATGATGATAATGTATATAATTACCAAAACTACCTAACTAATTTAGATGATAGTTTTATTGATATTAATAAATATGTGTTTCAAACAGATATATGTAAGTATTGCAATAAAGGTGAATTAATACCAATTGAAAATGAAGGAATTATAGTATGTAACAAGTGTCACAAACATGTTCCTTATTTGGTAGAAAATGAAAAATCGTCTTACAAAGAGCCTCCGAAAGAAGCATGTTTCTATGCATATAAGCGAATAAATCACTTTAGAGAAATTTTAGCACAATTTCAAGCAAAAGAAACAACACAAATACCCGACGATGTTTTAGAAAATATAAAAAATCAAATAAAAAAGGAACGAATAACATTAGAACAATTGACTAATAAAAAGGCGAAGGATATCTTAAAAAAACTAGGTTATAATAAATATTATGAGCATATACCGTTTATAAAGGATAAGTTAGGTATTAAACCCCCAGTAATGAATCAAGAATTAGAGGAATTGTTATGCAACCTATTTATAGAGATTCAAGGTCCTTATGCAAAATATTGTCCCGAAGACAGAGTGAATTTTTTGAATTATTACTACACTGTTTATAAATTATGTGAATTACTAGAGAAAAACGAATTTTTACCGTATTTTCCAATGTTAAAAGATCGTGCAAAGAGAATAGAACAAGATGATGTTTGGAAAAAAATATGCCGTGACTTGGATTGGGAATTTATTCCAACCATTTAGATATAGAACAACAAATGTTCTATATTCTCCTTGTGTAAAAAATATTATTTACACCGATAATATTTTTTATTGATATATTATATATGAGTGAAATTAATTTCGGAAAACTAGATGGTAGAGAGAACAAATTGCAAAAAATAGAAGATCAATTAAATACAATATCCAGTACAGTAATTAGTGCGAATAGTTTGTCTATTCTATTATTATCAGGTAGTTTTCTTTTCTACCATATGGTGCAACAACGTTCACTATCAGCCCCAGCATTGTATACGTTATCGGTAGCAATAATATTAATATTATTATCCGCAGCACACAGTATATATGTAACCGTCGATAGTTATACAAAATTTAACCATATTTATAATCATTTATGTAAAAATAAAGTTTGTAGTGATGATTTGTTGTATCATATTAACAAGCATAAGTATTTTGTAGTAGTTGTTGGTGCAGTATTTGCATTAACTGTTACCTTCATTGCATATTTATTAATTAGATTCCATAAGATATAAGTTTTTGAATGTAACCATAATTCATAACTAAAAGATTACATAAAATAAAATATAATTTTATGTTATATGTGTGATAATTTACTTTGCCATAAAGACGCGTTAGATTTATTAGGACTAACTATGCTCATTTACAATATCGACAAAGAAATAATTTTCGATCCAAGTAGTAACAAAGAGGGTTTTATTTCTTCCATCAACCATCGCGAAGTGTTAGACAATATAGCGATGAGTGATATGCGTAAGGGAGCGCTACTTGATATTTTAGATTCTTCACCGAATGCAGAATTGCTTGAATATATTAGTGACGCAGACACAGACTTACAAACAGCAGTAACAATTAGTCATGCACATAAGAGAATAAACATAATATTTCGTGGTAGCGAATCAATGTCAGATTGGTATTACGATTTATCATTTTTTAAGAGACAAATGCATGATGATATATACGTTCATAGTGGATTTTACAATCAATTGACAATAAACGGTAATGATGAAAAAATAACAGAGGTAGTTAAAAAAGCATTAGAAGAATTCCCCGATTATAGCATATATACATGTGGTCATAGTTTGGGTGGTGCACTCTGTACATTATATGGTTTTGTATTATCAGAACAAATAACTAACATAGTAAATGTAGTATCTTTTGCAAGTCCGCGTGTTGGTAATAGTGGATGGAAAGAAGCATTTGATAAGAAAGACAATTTAACACATATTCGATTTACAAATCGTAATGATATTGTTACCGCATTTCCAATGATATTATATAATCATGTCGGACAGAATATTCGGTTAGAAGAAACAAAATGCACTATGCTATTTGATTATTCGTATTCATGGTGGGATTATTCTTTATTCAAATGTACTAGTGTAGGCGATCACAGTTGTGATTTATACTATACACGATTACTGAAAAACAAATATTAGTCAAATCTTCAAGGGTTTAATGGTCTAAATAACAAGAATTAACTAAATTAGTTGAATAGGTTAAAATTGATTTAAACATGACGTACATATACATTATATATAACTAAAATGGTTACATATAATTGCGAACGATGTGGTAAAAAATTTGCACAAAAATCACACTTTGATTCTCATAAAAAACGAAAAACTCCATGTGAAAATAATGCTAATAAGATTAAAGAGATGGTCGATAAAGCAGTAGAAGAAAAATTAAAACATATAACATCATCACATGTGAATAGTGTTTCAACTGTAATCGCGAACGAAGATAATAATAGTAAGAAAGTTGGTCACACGAATATGAAGTTTATAGATCTATGTTGCGGAATAGGTGGATTCCACCAAGCACTTGGTAATATGGGAATGACATGCGTTATGGCGAGTGATATAGATAAAGATTGTAGAGAAAATTACGAATTAAATTATAAACTTAAACCGGAAGGTGATCTAACAAAGATAGTAGTTGAAGAAATCCCAGCATTTGATGTATTATGTGCAGGATTTCCTTGCCAACCATTCTCAAAGGCAGGACAACAAAACGGATTCGATGATGATAGAGGTAATATATTCTTTGACATATGTAATATAACAAAACACCATAAACCAAAATATTTAATTTTAGAAAATGTGAGAAATCTTGCTTCACATGATAATGGGAATACGTGGAATGTTATTAAACATAAATTGGATGAATTGAATTATTATACATACGACGAACCGGTTATTTTGAACACATTATATTTTGGTGTGCCTCAATCTAGAGAAAGAGTAGTAATCATGTGTAAAAGAAAGGATTTGGGTGAATTAGATAAATTGCCTTCAATTACAAAACAAAATACAATGAAAACATCGTTGGAAACGATTATTGAAGATAGTTGTGATAGTAAATATAATATCACTGGTAAGATGAAAGTAACACAGGAAGTTTGGAACGAGTTTCTAACTATTTTAAATGAACATAATATTTCCATACCAAAATATCCCATATGGACAGATTGGTGGGATAGTAATGGTGAAAATACAACGGTAACAAAATACAACAAAAAAATATCGGAAGAAGAAAATAAAACAGCCATTTTAAAAGCACAAACAGAGTTTTATGAAAAATATACAAATTGGATTGACAAAAATAGAGAGTTCTATAAAGATCATAAACAAATATTAGAACCGTGGTTAGTCAAATCAAGACAAAATAAATTATGGCAAGGAGCAGTTCGAAAAATGGAATGGCAAACGGGGATTGATAATTTAAATATGTCACAAGTATTGTGGAGTCCAAGAGGATCTGGTGTCCGTATAAAAAATATTGATTATTCACCAACGTTAGTAGCCATGGCAAGTATGATACCAATTTATGGACCTAAAAAAAGACAATTGACACCTAGAGAATGTGCTAGGTTACAATCATTTCCGGATGATTATATTATTCACAATGATGATAAAATATCATATAAACAATTCGGAAACGCAGTAAATGTTAAAATGATAGAAAAAACAGCAAGGTTTTTAATATATAACGAAAATTTATTCTAATTCTAATTCTTATTCTAATTCTATTACTCTATACTTTCAATAAGTGCTCTTTGTAAATCTCTTTTTTTTTGCATATAATTAAATGCAATACATGGTTGTGTATTGCTATTATTGCTATTATTTCTATAAATCCAGGTTAATTTGTCACCTGGAAGATTGGTGGAAATTCCATCACCAACAACATTTAAATATGGCTCTAATTCACGATAAGATATTAATGCTACAGCGTTTTGTTGAGCGAACATGTAAAATTCCGATGGTTCGCGAATAGATGATGTTTCTGTGGTTCCTAGAGAATTTTTGATTTTTATTACTATTTTTTTTTTAGGCATTCCCTTATTGGTCAGTAAACCATTTGTTTGATATTTAAATTCAATGGTGTGATGATTCGCTACATCAATATGATCAACGCCAATACCATCAACCCATTTCAGTTTATTATTAGAATACACTTCAATAGACTGTTCAAAAATATCTGCTTTATCAAAGCGGTCCTTTCTGCTATTACATTCGCTGCCTAATGTTTTAACTAACTGAAAGAATCGTGGCCAGTTAACCGTTTTTTTCAAAATATTTGCATAAATATACGTGCATGTCAATGTATTTTTTACAGATGAATTCATATAATATATAAACTATTATGTTCATATATTACATTTTTTTATTTCAATTTCAATTTATATTTCAAATATATTTGGGTAACTTACATAAATCCTCCGGGGAATTTAACCAAGTTAGCACCAATACCGAAACCAGCACCAGAACGAGCACTAACTGCTAAACTGGGTACATAGGTATCTAAAATGCTGAAGGTGGCGGCAGCAGTTAAAGCGATAAGGGCAACCTCATCTAAGTTAAGGGCACGCTTGGCATTAGGGATAGCGTAGGCAGCAATAGCAACCATAAGACCCTCAACCAAGTATTTGATAGCGCGTTTTACGAGTTCTCCTAAATCAAAAATTCCGTCCATTATATATTAATCCGTTAGAAAAAAAAATATATAATATATTAAAACTTAAAAGCAAAAATATGTAACATATCATAATGAGTTTTTCTAAGCCCGAGAATGTCCCTTTGAAACTTAATGCTGATGGTAGTGAGAATAAAGATTACGTTGATCTACTAGATGAAGACAGATCTATTGCTGGCCAAAAGTTCGCATGCCTTTCCTTTATCTCTCCCGAAGATATTTTGAAGCAAAAGAACATGTTTTTATTCGAAAAATTCCTAAATAAGTGGGATTTTTCTAAATCACTCGAGAAATACAACCAATTTTTGAGTTTCTTATCTTATAAATACAATTTGGATTCCACAAAGGTAACTGAAGACTTACAAGAATTTTTAAAGGACGAAAAGGACAATTTGATTAATACCACAATTGAAGATGAGTATAAGACCTTTATTGATAACAACGAAGAAACATTAGATAAGGAATTTGGAGAGAAATATTCATTTCAAACAAATGTACGCGGTATTAAGGTTCGTGGTGTATTTCCCACACAACAAGAAGCAGAGTTAAGATGTAAGATGTTGCGCCAAAATGATCCTAACCACGATGTATATGTTGGACCTGTCGGTATGTGGGTTCCATTCCATCCCGAGGCTTATAAGACTGGACGTGTTGAATATATGGAAGAAACACTTAATGAACTCATGAGTGAAAAGAAGAAGAATGAAGAAAAGGCAAAGGATGCATTCGATCAAAGAATTAAAGAAACTAAACAACGTGCAATTGAAGAAAATATTGAGAAGGCTACTGCATCTGGCAATAAATTGTCGCAAACCATAAATGAAGATGGTGAATTAGTGAGTGTCATGAATATGACCAATGTGAATGCTATTTCTAATGATGCAACATCCGATGATATCCGCACAGAGTTATTTGAAGGAGAAAATATTGTTACATCAAAGAATACTGATAAGGGACTAAGTAAACTACAGTAATTTAGTTAGGCAATCGGATTTTTAGACGTCAATACGTGTAAAACAAAGAATATAATATAATAAAATGATATAAAATTATATTATATCATTTTATCAGAGTATAATGCACACCAATCATATCATTTTCCCACTAATACCAGTTAGAAATTCTTTATTATATTCTTTAGTAAGATCAAATACAGAATTTTTAAAATGGTATAATTTGGCAAACAATTCTAATAATAATAATTATGAAGATACAAATGTTATTTCATCACATAATATCGAGTTCTATTATAAATATAAATTTACCTCAAGATATTATATTAAAAATAATATTATTCAGAATGACGAATATAATGCCAAACAAAATCAGTATCCAATGTATGATACGTTAGATGCATATTTGTTATTAAGACATGGGAAAAATGACTATTGTGAAAAAATATTACATAATATACATTATGGTAAAACTAAGAATGTAAATTATGATATAACTACTAGACCAGGCATTACTTATACAATTAATACTCAATATTCTTTATTAAAAAATAATATTCCGGTTAATTTTAGTGATTTAGATAGTACATTACTTGATATCATGTGGAATTATGAAAAAATGAAAAAATAAAAAAATAAAAATTGTTTTTATCATAAAACCGCCAAATGTGTAGTATTTAGTATTCTTCCTCTTCACTATCCCAATTGTCTAATTCTTCGTGTTGTAATTTAATTGAAGTTCTTCTAGGTGGTGGATTTTTTGTTATACGACCTTCCAATGCTTGTTCTTTTTTATCCAATGCGTAAATTACTTCTCTATTGTTGTAATTCAATTCGCGATTCTTAATATAGTATTGATTACGAGATTTGGTATCCATAATAATTTCGTATTCTGTAAACAAACTTTGCTTGCTTTCTATAATAGTATTATAATCTTCTTCCATATATTTTTTCACCTTATCCCATTCTTCTAATTTTACAGCAGCATCTTGATACTCCCATAGTTCTTTACAAGTCCATGGTCCAACCATATCCATACGATATTCGAGTTTATTATGTAATAAAGAATATTTTTCACGTAAATTATGTATTTTTTCTTTCAATTCATCAAATTTGAAGTATTTTGAAATAGACAAAATGAGCGAAATATAAGTAGCAATAAAAATAGAACAAACTGTTACTACTGTGTCAGATAATTTGAAATGTTGTTGGGTAGCCTGTAAAAATCCAGATATAGTAGAAAAGAAAATGACAGAAGTTTGGACATTATTGATGGTATTATTTAAGTCGTCGTATTTTAAATCTAATAGTCGCTTGTTTTCTTTACATTCTTTTAACACAAATACGTTGCTACGTTTTACTCCTTTCAATTCGTTTTTAAATATAATATATTCACGTTGATTATACCAATCGGTAGTGCTATCATTTTTCATATGTTGTCTAATTTTTTTAGATCCGGTAAACATGTTATTATCGTAATCAGATATATTAGAATCCTCCTCTTCTACATTATCATCTAATGTATGAACATTATTACGAGAGTTATTAGATTTTCCATTAGGTAATGCGAGTGTATTTAAATTTTCTAAGTTGTCGGTTGAATTATCAATGTTATTTTCTATATCTGCTTCAGGTATATCGTTTAACCTAATATCTCCAAGATCGATGCCATCTATATTTAAATTATTCAATTTATTATTATTACTCATATTATATATATAATTTGAATATATATTTTTATATCACTTCAATTCTATAAAAATATATTTTATTATATTGGACTATATTGTCTTCGATTTTACCACTTATTTTTTCTGACATTAATAGTTGAACCTGGTTTTTTCTTTTGTGCGTTAGCAGGATCATACATTTCATCTTCATCGTCTGAATTCAAATCCTTAGAAATTTCCCAAAATTCTTTTGATCCTAATTTAAATCCTGAATGATTTTGTGCCTTATACCAGAAAATTTGGTCGTTTAATTTATTTGATTTAGAATTGTTGTTTATTACTAAACATTCAAAATTTTCTGTACATTGGTCCATTACTTGACAAAATGATTCGAATGTAGGAAACATACCAGCATAATTTTCCCAAATACGCTTTCTGTTTGCAATATATGGTTCTCTCAATATAAATACATAATCTATATTAGTTCTTAAATTCGGAGGAATACCTAATGGATATTGCATGGTAATTACTAACATAATTTTCCAATGACGACCATTCATAAACAGTAATCTCATCATTTTATCTTTGGTCCATTTACTATCATATAAACAATCATCTAATATAACAAATGCACGTGG